TTGATTCCATTTTGTTTATTATATGATAATTCTCTTCTAATGTCAAGAGATTATTGAACCTTTTGTTCCAGGCGTAATCAATCCACTGGTTTGTTGTTGCCAACCTTTTGCCATTTCGTCAACTGATTCTGTATAGTACATAATACTATTTTTACTGAATGTGAATTCACCATCAATTTCTTTGCCCGTTGCAGTTATGGAAGGAATCAACCCCACACCTTGCTGAGACATTTGTGCCATCTTGCTGAGACATTTGTGCCATACGAGGTTTATATACTACGAGGTCTTCTGTTGTTTCAGAAACAAACCGCCCCACAAGTTCCATACCATTTATGAACAAGATACTAATTACTGTGTTTTCTTTCGTCATGTTAAAATCTCCTTGATTTCATTTTTTACTTCATTTAGATTTTCTTCATCATCTGTTTGGCGTATTGCCAATTCACCCATAAGAAGAAAGTTGGTTTGTAGATTATTGATAAGAGTCCTTCTGGTTTGTAACCACTTCTCAGACTGTTCATCTCCCCTACCAATATGTCTTGCCTTCTCTACAGATGGCGACACTTTTAATATATAAACCTTTGAGTTATGTTCTGATAACAACCATTCGATATCTTTTGCACGACAGAACCTATCACCTTCAAGTATTATATGTTTATGTTTTGAAACTTCTTGATTAATGAAATCTCTAAATTTAGAGATAGCACCATAACTAATCCTGTCAGTTCCACCAAAAGTTTCTCCAACTGGATATCGTCCTACTACAAGAGTATCCCCATGCTTTTGGCATGGAAATAGTTTCATGGGTTCAACATCTTCATGCGAACCCATCTCTTGAATTAGATTTCTCATTAATGTGGATTTACCAGAGCATGGTATTCCACCAATCATTATAATCATTCTTTTATGATTGCTCCGTAGTAGTTTCTAGTAAACTCTTTTTTTGAATTGGATTGATTTCTCTATATTGAATATCATATCCTTTATGTCCACCTTCTTTAAGAAAGGCGTTCATGTCACTCAGTTTCTTTTCAAACTCAACTTTGTTTGGAGTAAAAGAATTCCAATGCTCAATACCAGTGTGATAGTATAGAACAAATAAGTTAGTCTTACCTCTAATAGATTTAGAAGAAAGTGACTTAGACCAATCATTAAAGAACCCTCTCATCATTCCACTAGAAACAATAATACAGTGTGTAGTCTTATCCTTATACTCGTTGTTTGCTTCTTCTAATGCATATTCCTTAGTACATTTAACAAACTTTTCGTTAGGGCCTAAACCTGTTGGTTTGAGAATTTGTTTCTTAATCTTAGCTTTAAGAGATCTAATCTCTTGACTAGTAAATCCATGTCTCTCCAACTTAATTCTTACAACTGGGTCGTCTTGGTTCTTATTATTATCCAAACAATACTTCACCAATGTATTTACAATTGTAGTTGTGTCCTGTTCTTTAGGCTTAAAGTCCAATTGTCCATTATCTAATTGACCAATTTCTTCTAATTCTGTTTCAGATAATTTTGTCCAAACCTTCTTAGGTATCATAATAACAGGCAGTGTTATCTTTGACTCTGAACCAAAGTACATTTTCCCTGCCGCACAAGTATGATTTTTACCCAACCGTCTAGGTTTCCCCTTACCATCAAAATCTTCTAAAGCAATAAGAGGTTTCTCTGATAATTTTGTAGACCAGTACTTTGGGTTGTCGGTTATCTTACCCACCAACCATTTTACATGCTTACCATCAACACCATCTTCTTCTCTAACTTGGTATGTCAGCCAACCAAGTATCTCAGATAATTCAGTATCAACTACATCATAAATTTTACTTTCTAATGCTTCTAGACAACCAATGAAAACTTTTGATTCTTCTTTGAAAGCACCAGAGTTAGATTCATTGTAGTATTCATTACTTAGTTTTGCATCATTGTTATGCAAATAGTCTTGTTCATACTTTCGACATTCTGCTTCAGTTCCAGTGAATAAAACTTGATACTCAGATTCGTATGTTGCCAAATCTTTCTTGTAAGCTGAACGGTGAGTCACTACTGTTCCGTGGTAAGTTCCATCGGGATAACCGATTTTACTTCCCATATATTTGTTCCTACCCCTCTTATCAATTTTTACAAGATAACAGTGATAAGCACACTCCGACTCCACTACAGAATCACATTTCCAATTAATCTTCACTTCACATTCTCCATAATTAAATCAATCTCAATCTTCTAGCATAGTATACCTGTTTTAATAACAAATGTCAAGGCTTATTCGCCAAGAAAGTCATTTAAATTTCCAGATGTTTTTGCAGCATACTTACCAATCAATTTCTCTTGTTTACCATAAACTCCGATTGTTGCCAAACGTCTATCACAATATGCAACACAACTAAACCGTTGTCCCTTACCAGAGATAGGAGTAACACCGTGTACTTCTTGACTGTCTGCAATTACAACACTATTATCTGGAGCGTCAATTGCAATCCCATAACGAGGGAAACAAAGATATGCACCATCATAATCACCTTCTCTGAATACACACATACTTGTCATACCAGCATCAGTGTCACCACTGTCTACATGTGCAGCCATCTTTGCAGACTGATATGCAGAATAACGATTAGCAGATAATGTAGTAAAAATACCTTCACCAATACGATGCTCTGGACGAATGTTGTTTTCTGCGAAAGACTTCTGACTTCTATAGATGTCATCGTTTGCCTTTGCAAATGCAGTTTCATTATGTTCAGTAATTTCTTGTAGTGCTTGCCACTTATCTTTGTTGTCTTTACACCAACCAGAAACATCAATACCACCAGTAAAACGTCCACGTTTATGTCCAATCATAACAGAATGGATTTCGTTTGAATATGCAATCATACCCCAACCACCAGACTTTGTACGAGTGTGATATGAATTAGGTGTTCTAAGTTTGTAGTCTTGTCCTTCAACTAATCCTTTTGCCAACATCTCTTCTTTATCGATGGGGCCTGAACAGTTTGCCCTCATTGTAGATGTATCTTCAATTGTTGTTAGAATATCTCTAATCTTACTTTCTTGTGGAAAGGCATTAGTGATAACATATGCAAGGGGAACATCAGAACCATCTAATGAATGAATTGGTTTCATTACTCCCATATCAGTATCAGTAACCTTAATTACTTTATCGTAAGCAGACTCATCTAGGAACTTACCGTTCCATTTATCATATGTTTCTTTTTGTCCTAAGTCTTTTTCTACCGTAATCTTTTTCATTCTTCCCCCCTAAAATACTCTGGTTTTCTTTTTGCAGTTTCAAACACTGCTACGGTTAATGTAATTCCCCCAAGTAATAGTGTGTGGAATAACACGTTGACACCCAAGTACATCCATGTACCTGTCATCATAGTAAATATAATACACCACATCCATGCTAGAATTTGCATAACCATGTGACGTACTGTTAAGTTCTCAATGTTACTTAGTGGATTCATATCACTGTCCATGACAACCCTCCAAGCACTCAATATAAAGTTTATCATTATTCTATTTCCTTATACGGTTTAAGGATGTTATTGTAAATCTCATCAGCGAGATATTTCATTTGTAGTGGTGCAACCATTAAACCGATTCTTGCTAGTTTTTCATTTAGTGTACCAGTGAATTTATAATCCTCTGGTAAAGTCATTAGTCTCGATGCTTCCCTTGTTGTATACACCCTATCTTCTACTGGGTGCAAGTGAACTGCAAGACTTGTTTGTAGTCCTTGTTCAGAAAGTGTATGAGATGCTTGATTCCAAGGAACTCTACGAGATTGAAAGAACGAACTCTTTCTTTCTGGTACAGTCTTACCCCATTTAATTCTGTGTGCAATAACCTTATCATACCAAGGCCCAACTACATCGTCACCAACAGAAACCACTTTGTCTGGGTTCTTTGGTAATCTCTTCATCCACTTATATTTAGCGCTCTTGGTCATAGACTCAATAAGTTCAATTGATTCTACAACATTTGCATTGTTCTGTTGGATATCCCAAATTGCATCTTTAATAGTGGTGACATGTTCTTCTGGTTCTGGAAAAATCAAGTTACTAAGTGCCATGAATGGTACACCGATTTTATCCAATACATCATTTCTTACAGAAACAATAAACACTCTTTCTCGTTTCTGAGGTACACCGTGATTGTGTCCTTTTAGAACTTTATAAACTGTTGTGTAACCCAATGCCTCAAAGTCATTTACCATACGAACTA